AATTCCATTGGCCTCCCCCTGATCGCGAACCATCTTCATAAATTTGCGTATCCTCCGCTGGGGTGGGTCGCCAGTACTATCAAAAAAGAAGATGACTCGCGCTCGGACATCAATAAACATAGAGACCCAATGTTCACCTGGTTTATCGTGAGGGTCAGTATTAAAAACAATACCGATTTTAGGTTTTCCATTTTTCACGTGTTTCATAATATCGAACTTACATAATTCATCCCACACACATTCGCCGTCGTCTAGGACCTCGTCATAATCCATTGGCGATGGTCCGATGAATAGGAATGACGGGACCGCGTGTTCGTATTGTTTGAGGGCATTCGCAATATCAATACTAGATAGCCAGGCGTGAATATCTTTCTTCCATTCTTTTGGGGCTTGTGGTGCGAAAGTATAATGAAGCATTTCATTGTCCATTCCAGTGGATGCGAAATTCTGGCGCAACCAACACGCCTCCTGATGACATACTTGGTTCATATTATTTTTGAGGGCCGTCCATATCGCGCGGGGGTCGGTGTCTTCGATTTTCTGGTCAGGATGTCGTTTATTCCAGAGTAGTTTCAACTTTTCGAGAGATTTGGATGAATAACACGAGAAATCCTTGGTTTCGTTGATGTCAGGGGTAGTCTCGTCTTTGGGCGCACAACTCACCGCTTTGAATTTCGGGTCGCCTCCGCTGCGACCACCCACGACGTCACCGCCGCTGCGGTCGTATTCTTCATTCATATTGCTGTATATAATAGAATACTAAACCTATATTACTATCTCATAAAAAATTGAACTGTTTATATTTTATTTGATATAGCGTATCTCATTTCATTTATCGTCATATTCGTCGTAATGGTTGTAAAAACACGTTCATATAATAGACAAGTCGCCGCTGCCGAGGCCGCTGCCGAGGCCGCTGAAGCCGATTCCGCTTACCGCAGTGACCGTCGCCGCCGTGTCAAAATAGTGACACCATCTTTTCTGGATGCCAGTATCAGGACTTATAAAGTATACTCTCCTCCTCGGAATACGAAACACTCATCGTCGACATATAATCAAGAGGATGTCGACACGACCACGGCGACAGCGGCAGAAGCACTTTTCGCCTTACAAAACGATGATTCTCAATGGGAATATATTACCACCGATATATGTTTGAATCCGATGCACCCCATTACACAATATATTTATAGTATGAGCGTTTACAATAGCGATAAAACTGTTCATTACCGGACAGCATACATTATGTACGATGATACAACGCATTTATATCACGTGTATAGCATCATTTCCAATTGTTTCCCTGGTGCCACCGCCGCCGCCACCAGCACCAGCGGTTACTCCGCACCATTTCATACCGTTCAGATGAAATTCACATCATTTTCAAGTGATGCGATTGTGAATTATATTATGACATTGATTGTTCCATCCAATGAATACGGCTACTTTATCCAAGACGACATCATAGGAATCGTCGCATCCAAAGAGGAATTTGCGCAAACCGCATTCAGCCCTGATTCGTCTTACTATGACATCAATCATCTATTTACTGATAATACTTCACGCGACACCGTATATGGATCGAAAGCGTTCCATCTTATCCCGTCGCGAACATATTGGTGTCTTCCTAGTGATACAGCAACGTATACCGAGTCAGTTGTAAATTCGGTGATTTTCATATTGTCTCGGATGATTAGTTAGAAGCACCCCCTGTCCCTGCGGTTCGCTTCATTATCTCACTATGATAATCCCGGACCTTGGGAAGTCGAGCCTTTATTTCTTCATCGGTGGACCCAGCGGCGGGTTTCAATACAATAAAATCGTCCATTGTTTTTTTTCGGATACACATTTTGTTTGCGAATGATAAAATAGTATTGGACGCGGGATTCGGGGACGCTGGCGGGGACGGGGACGGGGACGGGGACGGAGACGCTGGCTGGGACGGGGACGGGGACGCTGGCGGGGACGGGGACGCAACATCCGTCTCTTGTATTTTCCGATGTAACTCTTGTCGCGCATACATAACATCGTCGCGCACTTCATCCGTCCGGGTATCATCCTCCACCATATCCGTGATATCATTCCACTTCAAATATTCAATACACGACTTCAGGTATTCTTTATGTGCGCGATTGATTTCGTCATTTTCACATCGTTCATCAAATAAGTCACTCGTCATTGCCAATATACGGTCTTTATAATATGTCTTTTCTTTACAAAATAACTCGGCAAGTGCGTCCGATGTATTCGACATCGATTTTTTATATTTGTCATAACGATTACGGTTTGCCATAACAGTCAGCGTTAGTTCATTGAAGTCACTCCAGTCGTCTCGATGCCCGCCGACGACGACCCTTTCATTGTTTTCAGCCATTTCAACGCCGTTTGATATGTTATAATAGAACAATAATTCGGCATATATTGTTATATTACATAGATTTGTATTTATGTCCGGTTCCGCATCGTCAGACACTCTTTCGCATTAGATGACGCCGTTGCGCGCGGGATATAGGTGGGGTGTTTTCCACCAGTCACATCTTGTGTTTGCTCTGCCTCAGACCTCCCAGAAAAACCCTCCGCGATATTCGCGTTATGCGCCTTTTGTTCCTTTTCCTTTTGTTTCTTTTTGAGTTGTTCCTCCGGTATATAATTCGTGGCAGGCTCGACGATGGGCCCCCCTTGACCGGTACAGAACCCGTCATAGTTACAATTCAGAGTGCGAAGTTGAAACCGCGTAGAATTCTCGAATGTTAGTTTGCCTAAACCATTTGGGTTGGGGTTCATTGGTGCGAAATTCGTTGCGCCATTGTCAAATAAATAGGGGTTAGGCTGTTCTACTTCGCGACTATCTATTCGAACTTGGTAGAGATCGCTGGTCGAATTCGGTACATATACTGCGTTGTCATTACGTTGAAGTGCGAAGAATTGGTTTCGTAGAGATGATTCTACATTCACGCGGTCGGCCCATCCGCGCCAAGGCGCCTTCGCATTTCCTGGATTGAATACAGACTCTGTGGTGTATTCCTGATAGGATTTGATTCCTACTGTTGGAACCGGGCGAGTTTCGATAATTGGCATTATCGCGTATTTGGATGAAAGGGGGCGAACATTGAAAGCGGGGCGAAGTATCGCAGAGGGGATATTTCTATCGTAGATGCGTTCATTGATTTCACCAAGACGATCGTGATGATTTGAATATGCGCCATTTACAACACCGTGAAATTCCATTGTTTGCTTTTTTCTCTTTGGTTAAATAATAATGTGAAAATAAATACATATAAACACATCTGGGTGATATTATATATCCAACGTAGTACATCCATACGAATGTGTGGCATCTTTTATTTTCAAACCGTCGCGCGTCTCGCATTAACCCAGTTGAAAACATTACAGGAAAATTCGATATTGTCTTCTCATCGCGGTCCAGACAAGTCAGTCTTTTTGAAAGATGATACTCGCGCGTGGGGATTTCATCGTCTCTCTATCAATGGAATGGACCCGGCGTCAGACCAACCGTTTTATATTAAAAACTGCCGATTGATTTGTAATGGTGAAATCTATAACTTCCGGGCTCTCATTTCTGAATTTGGGTTGGAGGGTGACTACCAGAGCGGATCGGACTGCGAAATCATCATTCATCTCTATCGCAAACTCGGGATTCAGGAAACGGTGCGTAGATTGGATGGTGTATTCGGATTTGTATTACACGATTATGAAAGTGGGGTGACATATGTCGCGAGAGACCCGGTCGGTGTACGTTCGCTCTTTATCGGTGTATCGCGACACGACGGGGGCTTCGGAGGCGAACATTCTAATTTGGTGTGTGTAACAATGAATCCCGATCATTACGCAATGTGTGTTTCTAGTGAGTTGAAGTCCATCCACGCGCTATGCGAAACAGTCGTTCAGTTCCCTGCTGGTTGTTATATGGAGTACCTTGGCGAGAATAGTGCGGACGGGAGTGCGACATTTCGCTCTTATTATGACTATGCGTATATTTCGTATACTGGGACCGATGGCACTGGCTCTTTAAAGAAAACAAACGATGTCTCATTACTCGAGACTCAAATAAAAAAGCTGTGTGTGAATTATTCCTATCCGATAAGCGAAATCGGAAGCGAAAGCGAAAGCATAATATGTACGAAGATTCGCGATTTATTCACACAGGCAGTTGTGAAGCGCTTAATGAGTGAGAGACCCGTCGGGTGCTTATTATCTGGCGGCTTGGATAGTTCTCTTGTTACCGCAATTGTGTCGAGAGAATTAAAGAAGACGTCGCCAGATACTGTCCTGAATACATATAGCATAGGATTGGAGGGGTCGGTGGATTTGATATGGGCGCGGCGCGTGGCCGAGTATTTGGGAACGTGTCATCACGAAGTCGCTCTTACAGAGAATGATTTCATTAATGCGATATATGATACGATATATCAAACAGAGAGTTACTGTACTACCACGATTCGCGCATCGGTTGGAAATTATCTCATCAGTAAGTATATTCAACAGCAAACAGACGATGTCGTTATTTATTGTGGGGATATGTCGGATGAAATATTCGGGTCATATCGCGGGTTCTTGAAGGCCCCGAACGACACGGAATTCCATAGTGAAAATGAGCGGATGATTCAGGATGTCCGATTCTTTGACCTCCTTCGGTCAGATAAAAGCGTTAGTGGCGCGGGTTTGGAGGCACGTGTACCATTTGCGGACAAAGAATTTATGGCATATGTTATGAGTATCCCTCCTCGATTCAAACGGTTCAATGACGATAAAATGGAGAAATATATGCTCCGACAGGCATTTCAAGGGTCAGGGCTTTTACCGGATGATGTCCTCTGGCGAAGAAAGGAGGCGTTCAGTGATGGGGTGAGTGCCGCAGATGGAGGTCGGACATGGATCCAGATGATTAAAGAGTATTCCGATCGTGTCATCACCGACTCAGAGTTTCAGAATAAGGCGCATTATTTGTATTCCCTTCATAATCCACCCTATGATAAGGAAAGCTTCTATTATCGCCGCGTATTTGAGAATATATATGAAGGGCGTGGTGAAACTATCCCATATTATTGGCGACATCCCTTTTGCGAAGGCGTGCTGGACCCAAGTGCGCGTTTATTGTCGTTTTATGTAACAGACCGCGACAACGCACATCATAATACGAGTAATTAAGTTATTATCTATATATTATACAGACGCAAACACGCATAACCTAAAATACGATATGAATACCATAAA